TGGATGCTTAATGAACAAATGGGTATTTGGGAAGCGCCAATACCTTATCCGCAAGACGGAAAAATGTATGATTGGGATGAAAAAACTTTGTCTTGGATTGAATCAAAAATTTATTAAAATTTAATAAAAAATAATATGACACTAAAAATTGCCGTATATGCCATTAGCAAGAATGAAGAACAGTTTGTTCACAGGTTTTGTGATTCAGCCAAAGAAGCAGACCTGATTCTCATTGCTGACACTGGTTCCACGGACGGAACAGTTAAAAAAGCAATTGAATGCGGAGCCAAGGTTTATGACATTTGCATCAAGCCTTGGCGCTTTGACAAAGCCCGAGATACTGCGCTGGCGCTGATTCCCGGCGATTACGATGTGTGTATCTCGCTGGACCTTGACGAAATCCTAGAACCCGGATGGCGTGAGGAAATCGAGCGCGTATGGACAGCGCAGACAACCCGATTGCGCTATAAATTTGATTGGGGTTGTGGCATCAGCTTCTATTACGAAAAAATCCACCATCGCAACGGCTACCATTGGCATCATCCGGTCCATGAATATCCCCGTCCTGATGGCAGGATTCAAGAGATTTACGCGCAAACTGACATGCTGTTGGTTAGCCATCATCCTGACCCGACCAAAAGCCGTGGACAGTACATGCCGCTGCTGGAACTGGCGGTCAAGGAAGACCCTAAATGCCCCCGTAACGCTTTTTATCACGCTAGGGAACTGACGTTCTATGCCCGGTGGGATGAAGCCATTGTGGCGCTGAATAAGTACCTTGCAATGCCCGAGGCTACTTGGGTAAACGAACGCTGTTACGCTATGCGCCTTTTGGGTAAAGCCTATGCCGAAAAAGGCAACCCACATGAAGCATTGAAATGGTTTCGGCTGGCTGTGGCTGAAGCCCCCGGCACCCGTGAACCTTGGGTAGAACTTAGCATACAGTGCTATCGGCTTTGTATGTGGGCAGAATCTTATGCGGCCGCCAAATCTGCCTTACAGATTACTGACAAAGCACTGGTTTACACGATGGACCCGTCAGTATGGACCGAAAAGCCTTGGGACTATGCCAGCATTGCTGCTTGGAATTTGGGCCTTAAAGATGAAGCTATCCAGCTTTGTCGAAAGGCTTTAGAATTTGCCCCTAACGACAATCGGCTGATTGCCAATCTACAGCATATGACAATAGATAAACCCATTGTTCAATTTGATGTTGTAGAGAATCATGGCGACAATTAACGAAACAGAGGCGCGGCTGAATTCTCATGAAGCAGTTTGCGCGATGCGTTACGAGGCTATCAATGCCCGATTGAAACGCATTGAGGGCATCTTGCTCAAAAGTGCTGGAGTCATGCTGGTTTCAATGGCCGGTGTGATTTGGGCTTCAGTCTCTCATTTGCCGAAATGAAAGACTTTGCCGTTGGCTTCATAGCAGCGGCATTAGTTGTCACCTTCATCATTTGGACAGTTCATATTCTGGTGCCAATGGTGAGGTAGTTATGATTGCGGAAATTGGGCTTTTGATTGCCACTGCTGAAACGGCAATCGGCACAATCAAAAAAGCAATTGCGGTAGGCAAAGGCGCACATGAGTGCATGAGCGAGTTCATGCGCTTGTTTGACGCGCAAGATGCCGTAGTTAAAGCGTCCACAGAAGACAAGCACAAAGCAGGTCGTTCTGACATGGCCGAGGCTATGGAATCTGTCATGGCCGCAAAGCGTATCCGAGACATGATGGAGGAACTGCAGCAGTTCTTGATCTATTCTGGACAAGCTGATGTATGGAACGACATCATCAAAGAACGCAATGCCATCCGTCAACGCAAGAAGGCGGCAGAACTTGCTGAACTCCGTGCCAAACAAGCCAAGCAAAGACGTAGACGCGAGATTTTTGAAGTCTGCATAGTCTCTGGCGTTGCTGCCTTGCTTGCCATCATGGTTTTGTATGGCGTGTACCTTGTCTTTAAATACCTGAGATAACTATGCTGACACTTCTATCTTCCCTTCTGTCCTTCCTGATGTCCGGGATGCCAAAATTTCTTGAAATGTTCCAAGACAAGGCAGACAAGAAGCATGAACTGGCGCTGGCTGCTATGCAAACAGAACGCGAACTAGCCTTGAAGAAAGCAGGGCTGGAATATCAGGAACGGATTGAGCAGATACACACAGAGCAGATTTCGATTCAGGCTGATACGGCCATCAAAACATCTGTGATTGACGCACAGAAAGCCGAGATGGAAGCCCTGTATAAGCATGACGCAGAGATTGGCAAGGGCGCGGCACAATGGGTCATCAATTTACGCGCTGGCACTCGGTCCCTGCTGACGCTTGGCTTCTTCCTGCTGCTGGTTTTGATTGACATTATGATTTTCATTCACGGCTATCAGAACGGCGCATCGTTCAAAGACCTAGCCGAAATGCTTTGGGATGAAGATACGCGCATCATGTTTGCCGCAATCATCACGTTCCACTTTGGTGGCAGGGCGTTCGGAAAATGAAAGTGTCTGCTGAGGCTTGTAAGGTTATCCGTCACCATGAAGGGGTGCGCTACAAGCCCTATAAATGCCCCGCAAAGCTCTGGACGATAGGGGTTGGGCATGTCCTATACCCTGAGCAGGCAAAGCTGCCTATGGACCAAAGAGATGGCTTTCCGTTGAAACCTGAAGATGCTCGGGTCTGGTCAGAGGCTGAAGTGGATGATTTGCTGAAAAAAGACTTGGAAAGGTTTGAGCGCGGTGTTCACACTTACTGTCCTGTCCAGCTTACACAAAGCATGTTTGATGCTCTTGTTAGCTTCTCTTTTAATGTCGGTCTTGGTACGTTGCAGCGAAGTACGCTGCGTCAGAAACTGTTGCGCGGCGATGTGGAAGGCGCTGCGGACGAATTCCTGAAGTACACGATAGGTGGTGGGAAAATCCTGCCCGGTCTGGTAAAACGCAGGCAGGACGAACGCTTGCTATTCCTTGACAAACACGCCTGAAGGCAACAAAGTGCCTTTGCGGTGCTTGATTTGGTCGTAAGCGACTTGCATGCAGTTTACCAAATCAATGTCTTGGAGAGCGCAGTAATTCACCAAACAGACCATGACATCGCCAACACCATCAATGATTTCATCACGGTTGTTTTTCTGAGTCGCATCTGCTAGTTCGCCCATCTCAGAAAATGCTTTGAGAAGTTGCGATTGCGGTGTGGCGTGTGGAATGATCTTCCTTGCTTCTGCCCATCGGATGATGTCAGATTCAAGTGCTGCGTATGTGGTCATGTGTTTTCCAAAAAGGTGGGGCCTACTCGCTGCGTCTGATCTGCGGTACTGAAGGGATTACGCCCTAAGTGGCACGGTCAGCATCCGCTTTCGGCCCGATTAGTTAAAAGCAACCGCAGAGCATTTTGCCGTTAGGTGTGCTGTAGCAGCGGTACACCGTACCCATTGGGCAAGATGCAAAGGCGCTTACTGCGCTGGCGGCAAGAATGATTGTAATGGTAAGTTTTTTCATGGCAGTTCCTTTCAAAATGGCAGGTCGTCGTCAAAATCTGGTGCTGCTTTACGTTGTGGCTTTTCTTGACGTTCAAGCGGTGGACGCGCAGTAAGCCAACCGTCCCATTCGTTGCCAGACGGGATTGAATCCAGCTTAATGCTAATACCTTGCTGGCCTTTGTCCCATGCGCTACCAACTTTAATAAAGCGTTTCTTGGTTTGCCCCTGTGCGTTTGTGTATTCGCCAACCACGGCGATAACGTCAAGTTTGTTGCTCATTTGATTCCTTTGCTTTCTTCAGTTTACTGCGGACGTTGCTAGGCAGTAAAGACCACAAAGCAATCATCTGCTCATTATCAAGATTTTCACCTTGAATCTTTTTATACGCTTCCATAACGCCGCCAGCGTTTGTCATGTCAATGATTTCAGCGGATAGTTCGCGCAAATACTCCAAATCTTCCGGTGTGACGCTATCCTGTGCGCCGTGCATTGGCGAGTTTGTCTTTACTTCAGTTGATGGGGATGAATCCAACGCATCGTGTTCAACGATTTCCATTGCTGTAACCCACAGATAACGGCGCGTGTACGTTTCCACAGCACCAAGATTTTGGATTGGGTGTGCGCCTTTTAGGTTGGCTTCTGCCATAGGCGATGTAATCTGCAACCAAGAATTGTCTTCTAGATCGGTAATCGTCAGCGTTGCCAAATCCGTGCCGTAACTGACAACACCACAAAGCCCAATTTGGTTAAAAATGTTGTTGATAGCTGGCATGAAATCGCCAAGTTCAAAGTACTTGTACCCGGCAAATTTGTTGTGACCGCTTTTGGTAAGCGATGTGTTTTGAAGCATTACCCGTGCTTTGGCTAGTTTTGCATGTGCGCCCATATTCACTCCATTGTTGGCAAGTCTGGTAAAACTGTTCCGTTATCTAATTCAAGGTATCCGTCCAACGCAATGCGTCTGATGATTGTGTTATCAGATGCAACGTGTAGGCTGGCAAACATTTGCTTGATGAATTCTTCATCGCTGGCAAAAAGCCTAATTGTCTGAATTGCGTTGTTCTTGTGCATTTCTGCTATCTTGTCGTTCATCTTGTTCACCTTTCGGAAGCCATCCGTGTTTGCGCCAGATGATTGTTACGTCAGTGGCTGCGCTGTTTCGATATTCAAACTGCTGACTGTGCAACGGGATGCTTGGCAAGCAGGGTGTATTGAGCAATGTGTTTTCCATTTGGCAAGTCCAGTGTTTGAGTTTCAATCTGATAACCGTTTTCCCGCAGGTCTTTGATTCGAGCCGCAAGCCTAAAGCAACCACACCCGTTCAAGGCATCAATTGCCGTTAGTGGGCCTGCTTTCAGCTTATCAAGTATCCATTCGGTTTGTGTCATGTTTAACCCTTCCAAGCCAACAACACGCCAATAAAAGCAAACACAATGACGCACAAGAAAGCGTCAAACCAGTGTTGACCACGTTTGATCGGGTCAGGCTTATAAGTGATTCTGTGGTGGTACATATCTTGTCCTTTCAAAAAGGTGCTGGTTCAGATTCTTCAAGGCGTTTGCGTTGGTAAGCCCGTTCTTGTGCTGGTGTCCAAGGAACAAGCCCACCCGGAGGGGGGAAGGGCCATGTGTTCATGCTGCAATCATTCTTGTTGCGCGTTCAATTGCTTCAGTCCAATTGGCAACCCACTTAAAAGAAAGTGTTTCAATGCATTCTGCTGTGTATTGATTTTTGTAGCCTCTGGCAAAAGTAAAATTGCGGCTTTTGTTGTCACGGGTGATTTTGACCCATTGACCATCTGTGCGAACATACTTTTCTGTGAATCGTGTCATTTGCTTTCTCCTGTTAGACCAGCACTGCGCTGGCATGAAAAGAAGTATAAGCCATCTAAACGCTTAGCAACAGACTTTTTGCAAATATTTTTTTGTGTTGCGTTTATGCAACTAAACACCTTGGCTGGATATGTGTTATCCTTGTGAGATGACCAAGACAGAAGCAATTGAAAAAGCGGGTGGCTTACGTGCGCTGGCACGGCTGCTAGACATCACACCTTCTGCTGTAGCGCAGTGGGGTGAAGCCCTGCCGCAAGCGCGTATCTGGCAACTCAAAGTTACCCAACCCAAATGGTTTAAGAATGAAGTATTGGCCCGGAAGCAACATCCTAAAAAGCAAAAACAACGCATTTGAATGGCGCACATGGCGACAGCAAATCAAGTGGACAAACACACCAGTGAACAAGACTGTTTCAAAAGAAGCTGACATTACAGCGATGCGAGACAGCATTGTCATCAAAGATCGGGGCACCATACAGGGTGTCTTGAACATCAAGATTTAAAGTGTTATAGTGTCTTGACACGGCTAGGGTAGCTCCCGAAAAGACGATACTGGAACGTCCTGCCGATCATGTTTTTTCCAGCGGCCTACACCAGTGAGGTTCAATGTGGCGACATTAACGCTTAAAAAGCCTAAAGCATTAGGCGATTCCAACCTTTACAAATTCTGCGGAAATTTTGTGGTCATGCGTCATGCCCGCAATAGTCATTCATTCCGTTTTGTAATGGCTCACGAAACTAAAGAATTGGCAACCAAAGAAGCCTTGCGTCTTGTATCTGAAAACAAGACTGAGAAATTTTTGGTTCTTGAAATTGTTGATTCAGTTGAATGGAGTGAACAATGATTCTTACTCCAAAAAACTGGTTTAAATTTCAGCACTACAAAAATCGTTGTCCTCCGTGGATAAAGTTACATCGAGATTTGCTGACAGATCGTGAATATATTTGCTTGCCTATTGCTAGCAAAGCACTAGCGCCATTTCTCTGGTTGCTAGCAAGTGAATCAAAAGATGGAAGTTTTGATGCATCTTTTGATGAACTTCAATTTCGTTTGCATATTTCAAAAAAAGAATATGAAGATGGACTTAAACCATTGATTGATAAAGGTTTTTTTACAACTGAATGCAATACGCTAGCAGATCGCTTGCAAGATGCTATCCCAGAGAGAGAGGGAGAGACAGAGAAAGAGAAGAGACAAAAAGCAACTGACGTTGCCTTGTTGCCAGATTGGATTCCTTTGGAAACATGGGCAGCTTTTCTAGAGATGCGGAAAAAAATCAAAAAACCGCCAACAGCACATGCGATTCAATTGCTAATTGCCAAGCTGGACAAGTTCCGCAAAGATGGACAAGACGTTCAAGCCATTCTGGAAAAATCAATTACGAGTGGTTGGCAGGATGTTTTTGAATTGCGGGAAATGGCGCAAAAGACGTTTGCCCAACAAGCTGCCGACATTGCCAGAACAACGGTTCCTGCTGCCAACACGGGACCAGACCCGGCTCTTATCAAAATTGAATCTGACAGGCAAAAGGCGGTTCCCATGCCTGACCATATTCGAAATCAAATCCGTTCAGTAATTAGGAAAGTATGAAAAACAGCAAACAACTTGAACACAATCAATTGATTGAAGCATTCAAAACGCTTTTTCTTGACCAATATTTTCACGATTCATGCAATATAAAAATGCTACCGGGTATTGATGACGGTATGTTGGGACTAGAAATGGGAACAGCTATGGGCCATGACGGAAAAAGCCTTGAATTGTTTTTCACTGATGCTTCTGTTTTTCCTAAACATCAAAACATGCAAGGAGGAGAAGGAGGAGCAACAGCGGTTATTGAAGGCAGGGGGGCTTATTTAATTGGCTGTGCAATGATTGGTTTTGCTTTGGCGGCTGATGAAAAAGATGAATTGCTATGAATTACTTTACAGCCCACAAAATTTTGGATTCCGTAAAAGAAGGCACACAATACCCTTTGCACACAATAAACAAAGCGTTGGAGTTGACTGGTGACAGACCTGAACCACATGAGGAATTCCGAGGCCCGAGAGTGGCTGAGGCGTTACAAGGACAAAGTAAACGCTTTGGGCCATTACGATGCCCGGCAGTGGTGGCGTGATGTCATTGCCGACATTGAAAAAAAGCGTGGCAAATCAGCGGCAGACGATCTAAAAGAAAGAATGAACAGGATAAGAAATGAAACTGTTTGTAGGAATTGACCCCGGAGCAACGTCAGGCGCATGGGGAATGATTGACCATAACGGCAAATACTGGTCATGCGGCGACATTCCTAGCCAAGACGGACAAATCAAAGCCCGAATGTTCCGGGCAGAACTGATGCAAGCAATTGACAGGCAAGACGCTGTTATTTGCATTGAGGACGTTCATTCAATGCCCGGACAAGGCGTTGCATCAACCTTTAAATTTGGACGCGCTGTAGGGGCTATAACTGCCGTTGCTGACGTTATGTTTGGTGTCTGGCACATCGTTAGCCCACAACGCTGGAAACGTGCAATGGGCGTGACGCAAGAAAAAGACAGCAGCCTAACGCTGGCGCGTGAATTGTGGCCCAACGCACCATTGGCCCGAAAAAAAGACCACGGCAAAGCAGAAGCCTTGTTGATAGCCGAATACCTGCGGAGGACACATGGATAACACGCCTTATGCAGCAGTTGAATACATCCTAAAAAACCGCAAAGAATATGCCGCCGCTAAAGCCAAACGAGTCATGCTTGAAGAATACAGAAAAAGCAAAAAAGCATTACTAATGAAAGATGCGCTTACAAAAGGCGTAGAAGCTGCAAATGCACAAGAACGCGAGGCTTACGCACATCCTGAATATGTCGCATTGCTTGAAGGTTTGGCTGCGGCTATTGAACAAGAAGAAATCATTAAATGGGGCATGGAAGCTGCTCGTATGAAGGTGGACTTGTGGCGCACAGAACAGGCTAACGAAAGAATGCTTGGCAAAGCTACGGAATGATGTTAAGATGACTTAACAGGAGCAGACATGAACTTTGACGCAATTAAACAAACAATCAAGGATGAAATTGCAAACCCTGAACGCTGTTACATGCCTAACAGCCCTGCCAGCTTTGTAAAGCACAAGCTGATTGAAAAAGGTTTTAAGGAAGAAGCCAAATTGTTTTGGGACAAGATTGTGTGGAATAGTAAATTCGGCATCTTGGAAATTGATGCGCTGATTCCCACATTGAACGGACTGAACGCAAATGAAAGGATGCCCGAATGGGGAACCAAAGGAACCTGATACGAAGAAGAAAAAACTTCATTCGGGTTAACGCAATGTCAGTAGCGCAAATGATTAAAAGCGTTGAACAAGCGTGTTATACGATGCCTGAAATAGCAGAACAATGTGGATTGAGTTTGCAAACGGTTAGAAGATACCTTAGCGTGTTTTACAAATTCAAAGTTGTTCACATAGCAGACTGGAGCGAAGACAAGCGAGGCGTAAGAACGGTAAAAATCTTTGGTTATGGTGAACAGGCTGATGCGCCTAAGCCAAAACCACAGACAGCGGCGCAAGCGTGTGCCAAATATCGCGCCAAGAAAAAACAAATGAAGATACAAAATGCACTTACAGGAAAGGACATGACATGAATGACCTGATCGCCGCATCGCGGCAGGCGCTGGAGGCGTTGGAACGTATTAAGCACCACTTTGATACTGACGAATACGCATGGGAAATTGCTGACGAAGCCATCACCACTTTACGCACCGCCATCAAAGCCGCTGAAAAGCAGCAAGCCCTCGACAAGAAGGCAGAGAACGCACGGGAACTTGGTCTAAGTTACGATCAAAATCAGGAGTAATCATGGAAATTACACAAGAAACATTGAAAGAATTTCTTTGGTATGACCAAGAAACAGGTGATTTCTATTGGCGCAAAGTATGTACGCCAAAAATGAAGGCTTGGGATAAAGCGGGGACCTTGAATTCGCGTGGTTATGTTCGCATCAAAATTTTTGGAAAAATAAGACAGGCGCACAGATTGGCTTGGTTGTATGTTTATGGAAATTTGCCCGAACAGCTTGATCACATTAACTGCAACAAAAGCGACAACAGGATTCAAAATTTACGTCCTGCGAACCACTCAACAAATGGCATGAATAGGGGCGCTCAAACAAATAACAAACTTGGACTCAAGGGCGTAATTTTTCATAAAAGAGATAAAAAATTTATTGCCAATATTCGAGTGTTGGGTAAACAAAAATGTTTGGGTTATTTCAATACTGCTGAGGAAGCGCATTCTGCATATATCAAAGCATCAGGAGAACTTCATGGGCAATTCGCACGAATCTAAACGGGAGTTGGGGCTGGACTATGAGCCGGGGACTTGCAATGGAATGCCAGCTTACGAAGGCCCGTTATCCGCAGCACAGCGACCTGCACCCGCAGCACCTGTGCAGGAGCCGGTGGCTTGGATGAACAAACACGGTGCTTGCAAGACTTCTTTGTTTAGAGAGGTGGAAGCTGGCGCAAAAGAAGAATACACAGTGCCCCTCTACACCGCCCCACCCGCAGCACCTGTGCAGGAGCCTGTCGGGTTTTACGATGCAGAGAATAACGATCTGCGGGTTGAAATTCCTTTGGGCGAAGGTGGAGATTGGTGGGAACCTGTTTACACCACCCCACCCGCAGCACAGCGCAAGCCGCTGACGGATGAGCAAATCCTTGAACATTTCAGGGAAACTATAGATACTGGATCGTTGCTGTCATTTGCAGATGGCGTCCGTTTTGCAGAATCCGCCCACGGCATCAAGGAGAAGAACGGGGGTGCAACATGACATGGATTCTTTCGGTATGTTTTGGAATGTCATTTGCCATCTGTCACATGCAGCGTGAATACGAATACAAGACCCAAGAAGATTGCTATAGAGCGAGAGAAAGCATCCTGTCTCAAATCGGGAAAGGTCATGCGGTCTGTGCGCCACGAAAGGAAAACAAATGAACATCGACAGAGAAAGCGTCATCCGCATGGCGCGGGAGGCTGGCGCAAAAGACTGGCAAAAAATTAACAGCGATGTCGAGTACCTGATGTCGGCTGACGCACTCAAAGAATTCGCCGCCCTTGTCGCCGCAGCAGAGCGCGAGGCGTGTCATGCGTTGCGTCAGACGCTGCCAAATCCGCACGAGAACTGCCAAGTGAGCGCCCATGCTTATGACATGGCACTGGTGGCCTATGGAGCCGCCATCCGAGCAAGGGGGCAAGAATGACCAATAAGCAAAGCTATTCATTGATAGCTGTTGGTCTTGTATTGTTTTGGGTTTTTATTATTTGGTTAATCAAATGAGAAAACGCACCAGACGTAAGATTTGGGCTACAAACATTGACCCGGTGGCACATGCCATAGCTGGCGCAGCTATTACAACCGACGATATTCTCAATAAATTATTGCTTACGGAATACAACGCACTTGACGCAATGACAAAAGGCTTAGGCACGGTAGAGCATTGGAAATCTATAGCTGATTGCATGAACATAGCGCAATGCATGGGAGAAAGCGGAATAGGCCCCGAAATCCTACCGCATTGCGAACAAGTGCAAAAAAGCCTTTTAAAAGCCGCTGAACACTATGAAAAAACAAGGCGCATGACATTAGATGCAGCAGGAATCAAGGCAATCCGCGAAATGTTGGAATATGCAGATTTACAGCGCAAAAGCATTTCAAGGGCAGAATATGAGCGTTACATAAATAAAACATGGGCAAAAATTCAATCTGGAGTGGCGCACGTTTATGAGATTTCCTAAACACGAATACGTCAGAAGCAATCAGTTGTTGCGAAACGCAAGGGAAATTCCCTGCCAGCACTGCGGTGCAGACGATGGAACGGTTGTGGCCGCACACACAAATTGGCAAGGTGGCAAAGGCCGAGGCATCAAGGCTGATGACAATCTAATTGCCAGTCTGTGTTATCGTTGTCACGGTGAAATAGACCAAGGCGGTAAGCTAGACAAAAGACAGCGTCAAACGCTTTGGGTAAATGCCCATGACAAAACGGTAAAAAAGCTAATGGCTTTGGGCTTGTGGCCTGTTGACGTACCGATTCCAGACCTGCGAAAATGCAATTAAAGGGGATTTCCATGAAATTCAGCGTAAAAGAAGCCCCACAGTCCAATCCTGTGGCCGATTTGGTGATGTGTTTGCTAAACAGCGTCACAACGGCGCATATCATGCATTTGCAAACCCCGTCTTATGCTGAACACATGGCCCTTGGCGCGTTTTATGAGGAAATGGGTGATCTTGTGGATAGTTTTGTGGAAAGCTACCAAGGCAAATACGGCATCTTGCAAAACTATCCCAAAACCTACGAGTTTCCGATTGAGGAACCCGTTACATACATGAAGATGCTGGCTGCTGAACTAGAACAGTACCGCCGACAGCCCGGATTCCCGCAGGATACCGAACTCCAAAATGAATTGGACAATGTGGCAAACCTGATTAACGGAACCCTCTACAAGTTGCGGTTCCTGAACTGATATGCCTATACGCAAGACAGACAAAGGATGGTATTGGGGCAGCCGTGGCCCTTTTACCACTAAAGCCAAAGCCCTAGCCGTGGCCCGTGCCGCCTATGCTGGTGGATATAAAGAGGAAGCACATGACAATTCAAATCACATACAAGCCAGTACAAGACCTGATTCCATACGCACGAAACAGCCGCACACACAGTGACGCACAAGTTGCCCAAATTGCTGCCAGCATTCGAGAATTTGGTTGGACAAACCCAATCCTGCTAGACGGTGAAAACGGCATTATTGCCGGTCATGGTCGCCTATTGGCGGCGCAAAAGCTAGGCGAAACACAAGTCCCAACAATCGAGTTGTCGCACATGAGCGAGGCGCAAAAACGCGCTTATGTCATTGCTGATAACAGGCTGGCGCTTAATGCTGGATGGGACAACGCAATGCTTGCTGCTGAGTTTGATGACCTGAAAGACGCTGGTTTTGACCTTGAACTGACTGGTTTTACGCTTGACGAAATTGAAGCGCTAAAACCTGAAGAAGTTACCGAAGGTCTGACCGATGAAGATGAAGCGCCCCCAATTCCCGTTGAGCCTAAAACAAAACCCGGAGATATTTATATCCTTGGTAAACACCGCCTTATGTGCGGTGATAGTACGAGTATTGATCATCTTGAGCGCCTTTGCGCTGGTCAACTTGTGGATATGTGGCTTACTGATCCACCTTATAACGTGGCTTATGAAGGCAAAACAAAGGATGCTTTGACAATCAAAAATGACAGCATGTGTGATGATCAATTCCGTCAATTTTTAAGGGATGCTTACGTTGCCGCCGATACAGTTATGAAACCCGGTGCTGTTTTTTATATTTGGCATGCGGATTCTGAAGGCTATAACTTCCGAGGTGCAGCACAAGATGCTGGATGGAAGGTGCGTCAATGTTTGATTTGGAAGAAATCGACAATGGTTATGGGCCGACAAGATTACCATTGGAAACATGAACCTTGTTTATATGGATGGAAAGAAGGCGCTGGTCATCTTTGGTCGGCAGATAGAAAACAAACAACCATTCTTGAGTTTGATAAGCCTTCCCGCAATGGAGAGCATCCAACAATGAAGCCTGTAGCTTTGTTTGAGTATCAAATGCTTAATAACACCAAAGGCGGAGATATTATTTTGGATAGCTTTGGTGGCTCAGAAACAACTTTGATTTCGGCCGAAAAAAACGGAAGAATAGCCCGAATCATGGAACTTGACCCTAAATATTGCGATGTAATTGTCAAGCGGTGGGAAGATTTCACAGGTAAAAAGGCCGAACTAATTACATCAGATGCCATACACACCATATAACAATAAGTGCGCCATGCTTGGGTGCAAGCAGCCCAAGAGTAAGCTAAATAGCTATTGCCTAGAACACGGCGGCAAAGAATACAGCCAAAAACAAGACAGTTCATATGACACTAAACTATGGAAAGCAACCAGACGCAGGCAGCTATCCCTTCAGCCCTTATGCCAAGCCTGCCTGTTCAAAAGCATCATCACGGCAGCACAGCACATAGACCACGTATTCCCTTGGCGACAGATAGGGCAACACGCATTCACGCAGAACATCCTGCAATCCCTATGCCAAGAACACCATAGCTACAAGACAGGAAAGGAAAAGCATGGAGTCATCCTGCATTGGACACCAGAAGGCGAAAAGACCCTGACGCTAGAGGACTATGCGCTGTACACGCAGACGCAAGCCTGAAAACTAGAACGAAAAACTTAAATAAATCCGAATCGCTAAAGCG